AGCAGCATCTGCTGGAATTGCAAATCATAGTACTGATGATGGATATTTTTTATACACAAAAACTTTAACTCAAACAGATAATACTGTTTTTACTGGCTATCCTAGAACGGGAACACAGTTTGCATTTAGAACGGGTGCAAATAATTTAAAAATAAATTGGGCTAATGGAGATTCATTTAAATTAGAAATAAAAGGATTCGGTCAAAGTGCAAATAATTGGACATCTTTACAAAATGGAGATACTAGAAGTTATTATATGTGGTTAACTCTTATGTCTGTAGATGAAACTGGTGGAGTTTTTAGTGATATACAAAATATGGGAATTAATTTTAGAAGTATTAATACTATTGATAAAGCTTGGGCTAATGATGGAAATTGGCATACTGTAGAGTTTAGACAAGATTGGCAACAAACTGGAGCTAATACATTGCACGCTGGTCAAGCAATACAGAGAAATCACAATTTTGACAATAGTGATTATCACACAACTAGAAATTTACAAAAAGCTAATTTATGGGGCGTTGGTTATGGTTTTAGAATTTTTATTGCTCAATCTAGTTTAACTGGTGGGCCTTTAGGGACAGTAAAAACTCATTCTGATGGAGATAGTGCATATATTGGGTTTAGAAATTTTCATATAGCTAGAGGTGGAGGAGCTGGCAATAGTATAGGACAATTTACTTTTTATTATTCTTGGCTTTATGATGATGAAAAAATAGAAAGCGAATTAGCTAAAATTAATACTACGCCTATAACTTTATATCAAGAATCTGATTTTAAATATAAACCTTATATTAGAAGAAATTTTGACCATAATAGAAGAATTACTGGAGCTAGGTTATATTTTCAAAAAAACAGCGAATCAGAAAAATATTTTATGCAAGAGATTGACTTTATTAAAGGAACTAAAGCTATAGGAGAAGAAGTTTTTACTCCTTTGTCTATAACAGAAAAAACAACAAATAGCATTACAGCATATCAAGCTGAACAAATAAGTCATCACGGTGTAAACGGTATCGAGTGGAATAATAAAATTATAACATATCAAGCCAATATAGGTACATCAGATACTTTTAAAAATTATAGGTACAAAACATCATTAATATTAAACAGAAGAAAATACATAGGAAATATTGGTGAAATAGATAATAGCGGTAATGTTGTTAAAAGAATGGGAGATAGATTAATGAAATCATCTGTTAATCAATTTGATAAATTCCCAGAAAACAACTTTGTAGATGTTGCAGTAAATGATGGGGAGGAAATAACGCATTTAGCACATTTTGCAGATAGAATTTTACAATACAAAACTAACGATTTATATATAATTAATATATCTGGAGATTATGAATTTTTAGAAGCTCAACATAAACATATAGGTGTGTTAAATAGCTCGCAAGTAACAAGTACAGAAGTAGGTATTATGTGGGTAAATAATAGGGGTTTATATTTGTATGATGGTAATCAAATACACAATTTAATAGAAGGAAGATTAAAAGAAGATTTATTTTTATCAGATGAAAGTAAAAGACCTTGTATAGCTTATGACGCAATTAATAAAAAAACTATAATAGCTTTACAGTCGCAAGGCTCTGGAAGTGGAGATTTTACAGACGGATGGTTGTTTTGTTTAAAAACATTTTCTTTTATTAAATTAAAAGGTATGTTTAATAATACTAATACTAACACTTTAACTAACTTTATAAATACAAATAATGGTAATGTATTATGGGCTAAAGGTAATAATATCTACAAATGGGATAATACTCCTAATAATGATACAAATTTAGACACAAATAATAATAAAGAATATACATTTACAACAAAAGATTTTGATTTTGATGACCCTTCTAGTCGAAAAAAAATATCTAAAATATATGTTACTTATAAAACACACAACGGTAATAATTCTGGTATTTATATACAATATGCAATAGATGGGACTGGTTCTTTTTCTAGTAATACAGCTTTAACTGGCATATCTAATTATACAAACAGTAGCACTACTAATGGATTGTTAAATACTGGAGCTAATGAAAGATTAGTAGCTGAAATAAAACCAACTACCTCATTAACAGCTAAAACATTACAATTAAAATTTAATTTAAGTGATACATCTACAGCCAATGCACAAAATTTTATTATAGAAGACATATCAATCGTTTATAGAACTAAAACCATAAAGTAATAATATGATTATTAATGTTTCAGATATATTGTCTAAATTTAAAATAGACAAAAAACATTTAAAGCAACCCTCAAGAAAGTCTCGTGTAGTAGAACATAAAAAACAAGGAACTTTATCAGAAGGAGAAGGTATTCCTACGACCGTAGAAGGTTCTAATGGAGACGTAACTATAAGGAATGTATTAGGAAAAGGGCTATTTAAATATACAAAATACAAAGGTGGATGGTATTCTCAAAAGCTAGAAGGAAATGCACAAAGTTCTATTATAAATTCAAATACAACAGATGATGAAATTTTAGTTTATGATGAAAATATACAAGCGTTTAGAAATAAAATAATAAAAGGAGATTTAACATTTGGTAATGGCGTTTTATCTCTTAAAAACAATATTATTAGTAATCAACATTTATCAGAAAATTGTATAGACACCGAGCAAATAAAAAGTGGCTCAATAAGTAGAACGCATATAATAGACAACACACTAGAACTTAGCAAGTTTAGAGACGTTACAACAGTTTTAGAAAAAAATACATTTGCTATGACTGCTGGTTCTGCCTTAAATGTTTCGGGAAGTGCTAATGCAGTAGGAATAGTAACTTTTACTGGATTACCATCTACAGGAACTCAAGCTAGCGGTACAATTAATATTACGGAAACTAAAAATGTACAAAGTGGTTCTACTTTAACTATATATGATGGAAATAATGATTTTACTTTTATTTTTTTAAATAGTGGAGAAAATGTTCCTTCTAATTATAACTACAAGTTAGTAACTATTGCAAGCACAAACGTAGAAACTATATCTAATTTAAGAACTGCTATATTAAATGCTACAGATTTATTAAATGTTACTATATATAATAGTAATTTAGGTTTGCAAATACAAAATAAAGCTTTTACTGCAACTGGAAATAAATCAATAACTCAAAGTGCTAATGTATTTACTTTAACTGGTATGTCTAGTGGAGCAAATGGTGGTAGTTTTACTATACCTAAAACTGATATTGTAGATAATAAAAAGTTTATATTTGAACCAGAAATAACTGGAAGTACAAAAAAAAGTGGAAATGTTTTTAATATTAATATAACTGATGCAAAAACAGATTATGTTACAGCAAAAACAAATGTAACTACGACAGCTACTAGCCTTAAAGATTACATTAATAATTATGGAGGAACAAATGTTAAAAATTTAGGAATTTCAGCTAATAGTAGTTCTGGAGCTGTAACAATAACTCAAGAAACATTAACTGGAGCTTCTGGTAATGGAACTATAGTATCTAATGATTCAAATATAACAGTTACGCAATCAATGCAAGGAGGTGTTGATAAAGATGCTAAATACATTATAATTTCAAGACCTTTAAATGGTTTAACATATACACAACCAAATGGAACAATACATTATGATTATGTAAATACTTTAGTGTGGTTTAATGTAGATAATAAATTAATATTAAACGCTGATTTAGAAGGATTAAGAGCTGATACTAGTGTTGAAGTTGTAATATTATCTACAGATGCAAATACAGCTGTAGCTACAAAAACAAAAACAGCGTTAGATAGTTTTTATTGCACAGATTACAAAGGAGATGAATATTTACCTTTTACATCTACAGTCGCTTCTAATAATTTATCAATAGAATGTACAAAACCGGGAATATCTTCTGGTTTTAGTGTAGGCACATCTGGAACATCTATATCTAATGTAGCAACTGGAAAAATAAATTTAAACAATGCAATATCTAGTGCATCTACCGCATTAAGTGTAGGTACAAACAACACTACTGAACTATCAATAACTTCTGATGGTGGAGCTGATGACGTAACATTACCCGTTGCAACTACTTCTTTAACGGGTGTTATGAATAGTGCAATGTTTGACAAATTAGATGGAATAGAAGCTTCTGCTACAGCAGACCAAACTCAAGCAGATATTAATAGTTTAGCTATTACAGAAGTAGGAACTATTACTAGTGGTGTATGGAGTGCAACTGCAATAGTAGATGCAAAAATAGCTAGTGCAGCTACTTGGAATGCTAAACAAAGCCAATTAACATTTGGACTTGGAAGTGGTAATTCTTTAAGAACAGAAGAGCTAATAGCTGAAAATGATATATTATTAGGAGGAAGTTCTTATGTAAAAGGGAGAACTTACGCAGAGCTTAAATCAGATTTGTCATTAGATACTGTAGAGAATGGAGCTCAAGTAAATGTATCAGGTAATAGCGGTAATGCAGCTGTTTATGATGATAGCGGAACAGCTA